GACTTAGCAAATCAATTGTCGATTGTGCGTACACAAGAAAGAGCACGTGTCGATTTTTTAGAATTTGTTAAACATGTCTGGCCCGCGTTTATCGCAGGCAGGCACCACAAGATTATGGCCGATGCATTTGAACGGGTGGCCAGAGGTGAGCTCAAACGACTGATTGTCAACATGCCACCCCGTCACACCAAGTCAGAGTTCGCGTCTTACCTGTTTCCGGCATGGTATCTCGGTCAGTACCCAGAGAAAAAGATTATTCAAACAGCACACACCGCAGAACTTGCGGTGAATTTTGGTCGTAAAGTCCGCAACCTTGCAAATTCAAAAGACTATACCGACATTTTCAAGGAAACAGAGCTGTCATCTGACTCAAAGGCCGCCGGTCGCTGGGGTACATCCAAGGGTGGTGACTATTTTGCGATTGGTGTAGGCGGTGCGGTGACTGGTAAAGGCGCCGATGTCCTGATTATCGACGATCCACACTCCGAACAAGACGCCGCTCTAGGGGCATACAACCCCGAAGTCTACGATAAGGTCTATGAGTGGTACACATCTGGCCCGAGACAGCGTTTACAGCCGGGTGGCGCCATCATTATCGTGATGACCCGCTGGTCTGTACGGGATCTGACCGGACAAATCATCAAAAAGTCCGCAGAACGCGAAGGATCTGACGAATGGGAGGTGATTGAGTTCCCTGCCATCATGCCTTCTGGTCAACCACTATGGCCTGAGTTCTGGCCACTGCCGCAACTTGAGGCTCTGAAGGCTGAACTCCCCGTTTCGAAGTGGCAAGCCCAGTATCAGCAGGATCCAACGTCCGAAGAAGGCGCGTTAATCAAGCGGGAGTGGTGGCGCGAGTGGGATAGGGAGTCTCCGCCGCAATGTGAAGCGATTATCCAGTCGTGGGACACCGCATTCTTGAAAACACAGCGCTCTGACTACAGTGCTTGTACGACGTGGGGCGTATTCTACCACCCGAATGACGAGGGCAAGGATGTCCCGAATCTGATATTATTAGATAGCTTTAAGGAAAAGTTGGAGTTCCCCGATCTCAAGCGTGCCGCCTACGAGCATTACTGGGAGTGGGAGCCTGATCAAATGATCGTGGAGAAAAAAGCCTCCGGGGCTCCATTGATCTTTGAACTAAGAGCGATGGGAATACCTGTGACGGAATTCACCCCGTCTCGAGGGCAAGATAAGATCGCTCGGGTGAATGCTGTGAGCGACTTGTTTGCATCTGGCGTTGTTTGGACGCCGCCCACCAGATGGGCAGATGAATTGATTGAGGAGTGCGCCGCATTCCCGTCCGGAGACCACGATGACTTGGTGGACTCCATGACACAAGCGTTACTACGCTTCCGCCAAGGCGGATGGATCCGGTCTTCTATGGATGACTGGGACGATGAACCTAAATATACACGGAAGGTTGAGTATTACTGATGGCCATTGAAAAGACGATGGAGCCTTTAACAGAGGTTCAGGTTGAGATTCCTGATCAAGAAATTGAACTCGAGGTGATCAATCCCGACGCAATGACTATCGAAGAGGAAGACGGAAGCTTATCGATCATCCTCGATCCTGAAATGCAAGAAGACCTGATGGGTCCAGATCACGACTCAAACCTTGCCGAATTTATTGACGACGCCGATCTTGACGAGATGGGCATGGATCTTGTTGAGTATTTCAAGTCGGATCGTGAAAGCAGAAAAGATTGGGCGCGGTCATACATCAAGGGCCTAGACCTCATGGGCTTCAAGATGGAAGAGCGTGATCAGCCATGGCCCGGAGCATGTGGAGTTTTCCACCCGGTCCTCACAGAATCTGTCGTTCGCTTCCAAGCGCAGGCGATCACCGAGATATTTCCAGCCGGCGGCCCTGTCCGAACAAAAGTTCTCGGAACCATGGACGAGGCGAAGATAAAGCAAGCTTCTCGAGTTGAGCATGAAATGAATTATCAGCTCACGGAGAATATGTCTGAGTACCGCGACGAGTTTGAGCAGATGCTGTTCAAGCTCCCACTAGCAGGATCTGCATTCAAGAAGGTTTACTACGACCCAACACTTGAGCGCCCAGTGGCGATGTTTGTTCCTGCTGAAGATTTTGTCGTGTCCTATGGTGCGTCCGATCTAAATACCGCAGATCGCTACACGCACGTCATGAAGAAGAGCCCCAATGAACTACTCAAGATGATGGTCAATGGGTTCTATCGAGATGTCGACTTACCGGACCCAGCTCCGGAATACTCCGACATCGAGGAGAAGTACGATGATCTTGGCGGAGAAACACCTTACGGGGTTGATGACGATGATAGACACACAATCCTTGAGATGCACGTTGATTATGACCTGCCCGAACCATTTGGAGATCCTGATGGGATTGCTCGCCCTTATGTTATTACGTTAGATAAGTCATCAGGTACGATTCTTTCCATCCGGAGGAACTGGTTTGAAGATGATCCCAAGAAGCGCAAACGGCATCATTTTGTACACTATCGTTATTTACCCGGCCTTGGTTTCTACGGGACTGGGCTTATTAATCTTATTGGCGGCTTAGCGAAGTCAGCCACATCAATCCTCAGGCAGTTGGTCGACGCAGGGACGCTAGCCAATTTACCTGCCGGCCTCAAGGCCAGAGGACTGCGAATCAAAGGAGATGATTCGCCTTTGATGCCGGGAGAGTTCAGGGATGTTGACGTCCCCGGGGGCGCGATCAGGGATAACATTTTCCCGCTCCCTTACAAAGAACCTTCCAGCGTCCTGTATCAGTTACTCGGCAATATTGTCGAAGAGGGCCGAAGGATTGGCTCCGTAGCTGATGTGGATATTTCTTCAGCGAACCAGAACGCACCAGTGGGCACAACGCTTGCTTTGCTCGAAAGATCGTTGAAGGTGATGTCGGGAGTACAGGCCCGCATCCATAGTTCGTTTAAGAAAGAGCTGAAGATACTCTCGGATATTATTCATGACTACATGCCAGCAACCTATGAGTATGATGTTGAAGGTGAGTTTTCTCGCCTTGATGATTTCGATAAGCGTATCGATGTTATCCCCGTATCCGACCCGAACTCAGCAACAACGTCACAACGAATTATTGCCTATCAGGCGGCACTGCAACTTGCACAGCAGGCCCCTCAGCTTTACAACTTAGGTCAACTCCATCGTCAGATGCTGGAGACCTTGTCTATCCCGAATGCGGATGAGATTGTGAAGTTGCCTGACGACATCAAGCCGAACAATCCTGTGACTGAAAACATGATGATGTTGAAGCAAGAGCCGGTCAAAGCTTTTGACTACCAAGATCATGAGTCACATATTGCCGCACACATGGCGATGCTGAAGGATCCGAAGATTCGGGAGATGGTCGGACAGTCTCCATTTGCCGGAGCGATTCAAGGTGCAATGGTTGAGCACATCACAGAGCACGTCGCATTCCAGTACAGGGATGAAGTCGAGAAGCAGATGGGCGTTCCGTTGCCGAGAGAGGAAGAGCTCTTGCCTGAAGATGTCGAGCGCGATCTATCGCCATTGATATCTAAGGCCGCTGATAGGGTACTGCAACGTGACCAACAGGAGTATGCGGCGCGTAAGGCGCAAGAACAAGCACAAGATCCGCTCACGCAGATTCAACAGCGCGAGCTTGCAATCAAGGAAGCTGAACTCAAACATAAGATCGACATGGATGTTGCGAAACTTCAGGCGGATATTGCGGGTCGTCAAGCGACTCGTGGGGTTGAGTTGATGCGAATGGAATCTCAAGAGCGCCAAGAAGGTGCTCGTCTGGGTGCTAAAATTGCAACAGATGCAGATAAGCTCTCGAAAGAGGAGCAAATGGAAGGCGTGAAGCTCGGTGTAAAAATAGCCGAGTCAATCGCAGACAAGTAATAAGTGCATTTGCACTTTTATAGGAGACGCATATGTCAGAACTAGAGTATCTGAAAGGGAAGGTGCGCGAGCATATGAATGCTCTTGCGGACCATTTAGCAGGAGGAGGCTGTGCCGACTTCGATCAGTATCAACATGCCACTGGCATGGTCAAAGCGTTTGCAATGATTGAGCGCGAGATACTTGATATTGAAGAGCGTAACAACAACGCCTAAACGCCTGTCAACCCATGATATACTGTAAGTGCTAAAAAATACGTCAGGATGACGCAGGCACTACGGGCCATAACCGTACGCAAGGAAGCGAAATGCAGGTTAAGCAGTTCGAGCTAACACCGGAGCTCGAAGAGATTTTGCCGGTGCCTCAGGGTTATAAGTTATTAGTAGCTTGCCCAGAGATCGAAGAAAAGACCGAAGGCGGTATTATCATCGCCAACGAGTATCGAAACAAAGAATCCACAGCATCAATCTTCGGATACGTCATCGAAATGGGTGACGATGCCTATGGTGATCCAGACAAATTTCCACGAGGACCCTATTGCGAAACAGGCAACTGGGTGATCTTTCGTTCCTACACCGGGACACGTTTCAAGGTGCAGGGACAAGAGTTCCGTCTCATCAATGATGATTCGGTAGAGGCAATTGTCGAAGATCCAAGAGGCATAGAAAGAGCATGAGCGAAGAAGAATTGCAGGTGGAAACACCCGAAGAAGACAGTTCAGATTTCGAGTTAGAAATCGAAGACGATACTCCAGAAGAAGACCGTGGTCGCCCACGGAGACCAGATGGAGCAGAGCCAGACATTGGTTCGGAAGAAGAGCTGGAAGATTACTCTGGTAAAGTTCAGAGTAGAATCAAGAAGTTACGCTTTGAATATCATGAAGAACGTCGCCAAAAAGAAGAGGCGCAACGGCTCCGTGATGAAGCAATAGCTTTTGCTGAGAAGAAATTTTCAGAAGCAGAGAATTATCGTAAGCGTTTAACTGAAGGCGAAAACGTCCTTGTCGGTGAGGCAAGGGGTCGTCTTGAGGCCGAACTAGAAAAGGCCAAGAACGCATACAAGCAGGCTTATGAAATCGGTGACTCAGATGCACTGACCGAAGCACAGATCAAGATGTCTGAGCTAACGGCCAAGAAGTCTCGTTACGATTCATACAAGCCAAAAGAATATCAGCCCGCACAAAACCCATTCCAACAAGCACAGCAGAGAGTCGAGCAACAACAGCTTAGAGCTGACCCTCAAGCAGAGGAATGGGCAAGAAATAACTCTTGGTTCGGGCAGAACAAACGAATGACAGCCTACGCAATGGGGGTTCACGATGAACTCGTATCCAACGGCGTAGACCCAACAAGTCAGGAGTATTACAACGAAATCGACAAGGCTATCGGTGAAGCTTTTCCAAGCGACTCCGGTGCGTCGGTTCGTCAAGAATCAGGCTCCGTGGTAGCCCCGGCGACTCGCTCGTCTAAATCACCCCGCAAGATACGACTGACAACAACACAAGTCGCTCTCGCCAAGCGACTGGGCCTCTCGCCCGAACAATATGCGGCGCAACTTATGAAGGAGAAGCAGTAATGTCAACTCGAGCCCCAAGGGAAACTCAGACCCGCGAAAAAACTGAGCGCAAAAAATCATGGGCCCCAGCTTCTCGCGTTCCTGAACCGCTCAAAAACGATCAATACTCGTATCGGTGGATTCGGACAGCAACACTTGGTCAAGCAGATAACACAAATGTTTCTGCGAAGTTCCGGGAAGGATGGGAACCAGTTCCAACTAGTGAGCATCCTGAACTACAAGTTATGTCTGATATCGACTCTCGGTTTGAAGGGAATGTTGAAGTAGGCGGACTCTTGTTATGTCGCAATGACAAAGAGAACGTCCAAGCCCGGAACGAACATTTTCGTGACGTGGCGCAACGGCAGATGGAATCAGTGGACAACAACTACCTTCGGGAGAATGATCCACGGATGCCAATGTTAAGGCCAGAGCGCTCAACGAAGGTGTCATTTGGTAGCGGCAACTCCTAGTAAGTTACTACGAAGGGGTGCCGCAGTAAGACATTTAAGGAGATAAATATGTCTGCAACAGCCGCGCCCTTCGGACTCCGTCCGATTGGTCGTCTGGACAATGGATCATTGGAAGTTTTCCGCCAGTACCCCATTGCTTCAGGCTATGCCACGAATATCGCAATGGGCGATATCGTACAGTTGGTTGATGGTGGTACCGCCACTACAATCGAAAAGCAATCTGGAACAGGTGATGACTCAACAGAAATCGATATGGTCGGTATCTTCTTGGGTTGTAAGTACACCGATCCAAACACAGGGCAATTAACGTTCAGCCAGCTATGGCCAGCAAGCACAGTTGCCTCAGACGCGATGGCTTATGTTGTCGATGATCCGAGTGTGTTGTTTGCGATTCAAGCCGATGCCGCACCAACTAACGTTGGCGACATCTATGGCAAGAACACTCTGTTGGTTCAAACTGCGCCTAACACCACATTCAAGGTGTCTCGCGTTGCTTTGGATATTTCAGAGATCAGCACAGATGCTCAAAACCCTATTCGTATCATCGATTATCTCGGTGGCGATCAGGGCGATGAAAAGGGAACAGACTATCCAATCTTGGTATGTAAGTTCAACTATCATCAGCATTCATCAACAACCGGCTCAGCGTAAGGAGACTGACTAATGGCTATTACACGCGCCCAGCTCCTCAAGGAGCTATTACCCGGTCTTAACGCATTGTTCGGTCTTGAGTACCAGAAGTACGAAAACGAGCATGCTGAGATCTACGAGACAGAAAATTCAGAGCGTTCTTTTGAAGAAGAAGTAAAACTCTCTGGCTTTGGTGCCGCACCAGTTAAGCCAGAAGGTTCTGCGATTTCTTATGACAGCGCACAAGAATCTTTTGTTGCCCGATACAACCACGAAACAGTTGGAATGGGTTTCTCTGTCACTGAAGAAGCGATGGAAGATAACCTGTATGACGCACTGTCAGCTCGTTACACCAAGGCACTTGCTCGTGCAATGGCGTACACTAAGCAGACCAAGGCGGCATCCCTGCTGAACACTGGTTTTGATACCTTCCAGTCAGGTGACGGCGTGACTTTGTTCAACGCTTCACACCCAACTGTGTCTGGTGGAAACAACTCAAACCGCCCATCAACAGCGGCTGACCTCAACGAGACTTCTCTTGAGCAGGCTGTTATTGATATCGCGGCATACACAGACGAGCGTGGTCTTTTGATTGCGGCACGTCCTCGTAAGTTGATCGTTCCACCTGCATTGATGTTTGTGGCGACTCGTCTCTTAGAGACAGATCTCCGTGTTGGCACTGCTGACAACGACATCAACGCAATCCGTTCTAACGGGTCAATCCCAGAAGGCTACCGTGTCAATCACTACCTGACTGACAACGATGCGTTCTTCTTGACCACAGACGTACCAAACGGCATGAAGCACTTCGTGCGGACTGCAATGCAAACGTCTATGGACGGTGATTTCGATACAGGAAACGTTCGTTATAAGGCTCGTGAGCGTTATAGCTTCGGCGTATCCGATCCACTCGGAATCTACGGCTCTCCGGGAGCTGACTAATAGAGAGGGGCCTTCGGGCCCCTTTTCTTTATCCTGACAGAAAAGTGCAAATGCACATTCTGACACTTGCCACGACAGGAGATTCTCATGGCTAATACCACTTTCACTGGAGCGGTTCGCTCACAAAATGGCTTCGAAGTTGTATCAAAGAATGCAACGACCGGAGTAATTACTACCTCTTTCACATTAGACGCATCTGGTCTGCAAGTAACACCAGTTTCTGTAGCAGATGGCAATGCTTCTATCACTGCGGCGGCAAACGGCGGTCGAGTCAATTTAGTACCTGCTCCTACTCAGGACAACACATACACCCTACCAACTCCAGCGGCAGGCGTAGCATATCGCTTTGTGTTCGCAGGAGCGGCGGCGGCATCTTTTGATGCAATCTTCGACACAGGCGCTGATGCCAACTTCTACATTGGCGGAGTTACATTCCTTGACACAGACAACGAAGTATCTGTTGTTGGTTCAGACGGGAACTCAAACAGCATCTTCCAGATCAATGTTCCTGCGGCTTTTGATGTGACATTCCTCGGCCTCGATAGCACGAACTATCAGATCTTCGGAACAGTAACTTCAGCGACTGCACCAGCATTCTCTGATCAGGCATAATGAAAGGGGCCGAAAGGCCCCATTCTTAAAGGAGGAATTTTGTGGGGAACTTATCTCAAGTCTTCCAAGTCAGTAAGCGTGAAAGCGGATTTGCGGTTCTTGGACCGCATCGACTGGAAGAGTTTTCTATAGTAGGCACGGCCAGCGAAGGGAAGCTCACAGTTTACGATACGGACACAGCGCCTGTGGCTGGAACCTATGCCCAGTCTGGAACGACAGTGACAGTAACTGATAGCGGCCACGGTTTGGCTACTGGAGATGTTGTTGGGATCTGCTTTGCAACAGGAACTGGCGGAACTGCAACATCAGGAAACTACCCAATCACAGTAGTGGATGCGAACACATTCACGGTTACAATGCTGAACTCTGACACGATCACGGGTACGCCAGCTTGTAATTATGTTGCTTATACGCCCGGACCAAATGTGACGCCCAAGCGCTGGCTAATGTGTAAAGGTGTTGCGGCTGGAGACTCTTTTGCTAACGCTTTTTCCGTTCCAAGAGACGGGTTTATTGCGAGGCGGGGCGTATACTTTTTGATGTCTAACCTTCTTGAAGCGGACATGTTTTACGAATAATGGCTACTCCAGAGCGCGTCAAAAACAAAATGAAGGAGCTTGGTCTCAGTGGCGTCAATAAGCCTAAGAGGACTCCGAGTCACAAGACCAAGTCTCATGTTGTTATGGCCAAGGAAGGCGACAAGCATAAGCTTGTCAGGTTTGGTCAGCAGGGCGTAAAGGGGGCGGGTAAGAGTCCTAAGTCCGCTAAAGACAAAGCCCGAAAAAAATCCTATTACGCTCGTCATAACGCGCAAGGAAAGCCGTCAAGCAAGCTGTCCGCAAAGTATTGGTCGCATAAGGTTAAATGGTAATGGAAAGATACAGACGTGCCCTCGCTGAATACATGGCCGAACAACAGCCAGTCCGTATGGCGGAAGGCGGCCTGACTCAATCTGACTACGAATCATTTGCAGATTCAATTTATGACGGTCTATTTAATCAAGGGTACTCTATCGAAGATGGGGCGAACTATCTGACAAGTACATTGAACAGCTTGGATTCTCAGGGTATTGATTACAGCTTAGCTGACTTCGCATCAGCGATTAAAACTGTAGGCGCAAACTATCAGACACCAGATGAATTGTCAGCAGGTCTTTCGTTATTGGATCAATTCCTTGAAGGCCAAGGCTATGACTTAGGGAATTATTATCAAGCGCCACAGCCAGATCCAGAGCCGCCTACGTCTGGCCCCACCATAGGAGGTGGCGGTGACAACATTGACATAGGTGGCGGTGGTTCGCCAGTAACTGTTGGTGACGGCTCTGATGTCACTGTGGACGTGCCTGTTCCTGACCCAGAGCCATTAACACTGGCGCAGTCGGATTATGATGCATATACACAAAGCGTCTTTGATCGTGCAACTGCTGGGCAGATAACACCTGAGCAAATAATTGAAGAGATCTCTAGCGGCTTTGCGGCTTTGCAAGATCAAGGCTATAACGTTGAGGCAGATAAGCTTCGGTCTTCCGTGAATACGGTATGGAATAGAAGCTCTACTGGCGCAGATGTAGACACCGAGATCAACAATGCCTTGTTTTCTCTTGATGAAATCTTGGAGCCAATCGGGCTAGACATAGGTGACTACACGCTTATCGAGCCACCAACACCCCCTGTTGAGCCACCACCTCCTACTGAGCCCGACATACCCGAAGACACAACTTCACTGACAGGGGTAGCCGACACAGTCGTAGCTTTAACGGGTCAGGCACAGACAACAGGCGACTACACAGCTCTTAATCAATTCCTCCAAGATAACAATATCGACACAAATGGCTTGCGCTTATTGTTCCCCGATATTTCGGACGCAGACTTCCAGTCTGTTCTTGATGCAGGGGCAACACCATTCGGGTACACACAGCCTGTTGCTGAGCCACCTGTGGCGACGCCGACCGTCGAAGACATACCCGATGATTTTTACAGCGGTTTCCAGCGGTACTACCAAGGATTAGATTCAGACTCTCGAGGTTCATTGGCTTCAGAGCTTGAAGATTACATAGCCCAAAATGTTGATGTTGGGGATATTCTTGCTAGTGCGAACACCCAAGAATACGACTTTGGTGGGGCATATAGCGGAGCATTTGGGCCCGAAGTATATGATCCGGGCTTACCATTCTATTCATACAGAACTCCAGAAGCGACTGGCATTGATGTATCGAGCCCATTTGGCCAATACACATTAAGTCAAGCAGAGTCTCAAAAAAGTGCAGTTGCACCAAAAAATGTTGCAACGTTTCAGCAACAAGCCTTCGGAAGTCTTCCTGCTTTGGAGCGGGAGTCTATGATAAGGGATGTGGTCAACACGATTGGCATAGAAGCCGCAGACCTTCCGGAAAGAATGATGGAGTTTGGAGTGAGCCCAGAGGAGCTATCCTCTGCCGTCGGCCTTCCCTTGACTTCGTTGCCGCAGGGCATCCAAGGAGTCACTGACTTCGCAACCAGAACAATACCGGGAACCACTCCGGCAACATTCATCCCGCAGGTCGGCGACATTACACCGTTAAGCGATGTTAGCAGTGGACTACCTTCGCTTGGAGTACAGCCACTGCCTACATATACACCGATCAGTTTTGGCGCAACTCCAGAGCAAGTCGCGGCGGCAACAATCGGCGCGATGAATGCGGCTGAGGCAGAGCAGTCATGATCAGTCGTTCTAGCATGGGCAAGCAACTGACAGGTAATCGCATGTATGGCTCAAAAAACAAAAGTCCCAAAACAACCTCAGGGTGCGGCCTCGTTTCAAGTGGTTCGGATGCGAGAGATCTTGAAGCAATCCGGTCTCGTAACAAGAGTGTGGGTAATGACGAGTCAACCGTCACCCAAATGAAGAAAGGCGGCAAGACCAAAAGCAAGGGAAAGATTTGTCCGGAAGGGAAGGCTTGGGCCAAAAGAACTTTCGACAAATACCCAAGTGCATATGCGAACCTTGCCGCATCAAAGTATTGCAAGGACCCGAATTACGCCAAGAAGTCGAAAGGCGGGAAGCGGAAGGGTAAGTAATGGGCCAGCTCAAGAAGTGGTTGAAAGAAGACTGGGTTAGGATTGACTCAAGCGGAAACATTGCGGGCGAGTGCGGGTCTTCAAAGAACAAGAAGAACCCTGACCGATGTCTCCCAAGAAACAAAGCGCAAAGCCTCAGCAAGTCTGAGCGTAAAGCGACAGCCCGAAAGAAAAAGAAAGAAGGCTCCAAGGGTAAACAGTTTGTATCAAACACCCCCAAGGCAAAGGTAACAAAGGCGAAGTCAGGTGGCCGCTGTATGCGGGACGGGATCGCCATAAGAGGAAGGACAAAGGCGTAGCATGGCAGTAGTAACACCAGATCTACCAGAGCTGTTTGAAGAAGCCTTTGAACGCGCCGGACTCGAGATGCGTACAGGGTACGATCTAAAGACGGCCCGAAGAAGCTTGAACCTATTGACTCTTGAGTGGCAGAATAGAGGTTTGAATCTGTGGACCATCGAGCCCGGAACAATCTCGTTGTCATCAGGCACAGGGACATACACACTCCCTGCCGACACAATTGACTTAATTGAGATGTCGTTACGCACAGGCACCGGGGTCAATCAGATTGACACCAACGTGGAGCGGATCAGTGTATCGACTTATTCTCAGCAAACTAACAAGAACACTACCGGAAGACCCGTACAAGCGTTCATTCGCCGTTTGGCAACGGAGACAACTGTTACGCTGTGGCCTGTGCCGGATTCAACTGACACTTATACTCTGGCGTATTACCGCCTCCGTGGCATTGAAAGCATTAGCGCGGGCGTTTCGGGAACGGCTGACGTTCCTCCGAGATTCGTTCCGTGCCTTGTTGCAGGCCTAGCCTATTACATCGCTATGAAGAAGCCAGAGGTTTCAGACAGGGTAGTTCCGCTGAAGCAGGAGTATGAGTTCCAGTTTGAACTAGCCGCTGGTGAAGACCGAGACAGTTCTTCATTGCGCTTTATCCCGTTTAGTACGTTCTACACGTCGGGGGTCTAAATGCCTGTATACGCTAAAGCTAGCAAGGCATTCGGGTACTGCGACAAGACAGGGTTTCGCTACCCGCTCAATGAGCTTGTTTATGAATATAAGAACGGCGTCAAGACTGGGATGCGCGTAGGTCGTGACGTGGTTGATCCAGATCAGCCGCAAAACTTCTTGGGCCGAGTTAAGGTATTTGATCCCCAGTCACTGCTTGATCCTCGTCCAGACAGATCTCTTGAGGAGAGTAGAGCTTTCTTTGGGTGGAACCCAGTGGGCAATCCACTGACAGTAGTAGAAGGTGCCGTAGGCACAGTAACAATCACGGTGAGCTAGGTGAACGATTATGATGAAGAAAACAGGTGGCGCGAAGAAGCCTATTAAGATGAAGTCCGGAAAGATGCCGATGGTCAAAGGCAAGGACGGAAACATGGTCCCTGCATTTGCCGCTGACGGCAAAGGCAAGATGGCCGGAGGCGGAGCGACAAAGAAGACCAAGGCAATGGCCAAGGGCGGCGCGATGAAGAAAACCAAAGCGATGGCCAAGGGCGGAGTCACAAAGATGTCAGAAGGTAAGCGTACACGCAGACCTGCTCCAACTGAAAAGCCAGCCTCGAAGGATGTGCTGATTAACGCGATTGAAGAAGATCGTCGCATCGCTGAAGCAAACAAGACAGCGAAGAAGCGCGGAGGAGGAGCCATGAAGAAGACAAAGGGCTACTCCAAGGGTGGTGCAATGAAAAAGACAAAAGGTTATTCTGCGGGTGGTGTAGCCCGTGGTACAGGCGCGGCTACAAGAGGAAAGAAATTTAGCCGGAGCATGTAATGCCTTATCTGATATCAAACGTACCCAGCTTCAAGTGTTGGGTACGCAAAGAGTTCACTGCAAACCATCAGGACTATCATGGAGAGTTCATTCACGCACTTGCGTTTGCGGTCAATACAATTCCAGACAGATCTCTCAGCTTCCAAGTTGTCTTCACAGGATGTGAAATCGACTCCGATGGAGGAGAGAATGTCCACGGAGGAGCCATGTGGGCCAGAATGCCCATCCAAGCCCTCGTTGCAGACATCCCCTTGGATGAATGGCCCGAGCCAATGGATGATCACTTGGCACAACCTTGGGATTGCGAATCACGCCATCACAGCGTGGTATGTATGGACCGCGTTAGCTCAAGTCCATGGATTGCAAAGATTGACGGATCCTTCTACGAAGCGCGATACATGTTCACGGTTGATTACACGGAGCACGAGATCGCGGATTCACCCGATCAACACAAACAATCGCACGTCATGTACCTGACCGAGGGACCTTGGACAGGAAACATTGTTGCATTACCGAATAACAGAGTGAGAGCAACAAGCCCTGCACTCTGGAGAACTGGCGAGGGTGCTCCTGATTTTGCACCAAGTCAGCATTTGCATTCGGCAGAGGGTCACTCAAGTTACACAGACCCCTCAGTCACATTCGACAACTTATATCAGGATTGATATGAACTATACGGAACTCGTACAGGCGATCAAGGATTACACCGAGAACGAAGAAACAACGTTCGTAAACCAGATCCCGACATTCGTGAAGCAGGCAGAAGAGCGCATTCATCGTGCTGTTCTTTCGCCCGAGTTAAGAAAGAATGTCACCGGAACCATGACCTTAGGTAACAGATTCCTAGCAACGCCGACAGACTTCTTGTCTGCGTTCTCAATCGCTGTTGTCGATGGGGATGGGGACTACGAGTTCCTGTTACACAAGGATGTTAATTTTGTTAGAGAAGCATATCCCTCAAATACGACACAAGCTAAGCCTGTTTACTACAGCGTGTTTGACGAAAGCTCATTCATTCTGGGGCCAACTCCAGACACGGGCTACACAGTGCAGATCCATTATTACTACAAGCCTGAATCAATTGTCACCGCGAGTACAACTTGGCTGGGAGATAATGGTTCGTCGGCTCTCCTCTATGGCACGTTACTTGAAGCGTACACGTTCATGAAGGGTGAGCCCGACCTAATCAACCTATACGGGCAAAGATACGAAGAAGCTGTCGGTCAGTTAATGATCCTAGGCGAAGGCCGAAACAGACGAGACAGCTATAGAAATGGCGAACCACTGGTAAGAGTCACATGATGTCAGAACAATCAGCAACAGGCCTTGGTGTAGTCGATGTAATCGCTACAGAGAACCGAGGACTCAATGCAGAAGAACTTGCCGATATGGCACTAAACAAGATCCTTTACTGTGGTAAAGACTTGCACCCGCTGATCAAAGATCAGGCCTTTGCATATAGAGACCGAATCAAGTCGATCTTGGTGCAAACGATCACAAAAGCTCAGAAGTCCGAGAGGACAACACTGTATAATTTATTTAAGCAACAGGGTCATGAAGACATGGCCGATATAGTGAGGAAATTGTAATGGCCATTACTCAGGCGATGTGCACGTCATTCAAGAAAGAATTACTTGAAGCGAAGCACAACTTTTCGACATCAGGAGGGCATACATTCAACATCGCCCTGTACACTAACTCAGCGTCTCTTGATGCAACAACAACTGACTACACAACGTCAGGTGAGGTTTCAAGCAGTGGCACGAACTATACAGCAGGCGGCCAAGCTTTGTCGATTCCTTCTGGAATCCCAGCACAGTCGGGTACGACAGCATATGTTGACTTTGATGATGAGGTGTTCAGCTCAGTAACATTGACTGCTCGTGGTGCGTTGATCTACAACACAACTACAGCGGGCGGCTCAGGTACAACTGAAGCTGTTGCTGTTCTTGACTTTGGTTCAGATAAGTCAGCGACATCTGGTGATTTCACAATCGTATTCCCTACCGACGACGCATCAAACGCTATTATTCGCCTAGCCACTCCGGCTTAATCATCCTGTGTAGGCGGGAGGTACCGTGGCAACATTAGTTAGCGTCACAGGTGTATCCGCCAATGCCCTTGAGGGCTCGCTCACAGGCGGCTGGGGCTCGGATGTCTACGGTAGAGAGGGTTGGAACCAACCGTCCTCTAACGCCGGAGAGATCACCGGAGAGCTTAGCGAAACAGTCAACGTCACCGGAATAAGTGCAAATGCACTTTTAGCTCCGTTCGTGGGCGGCTGGGGTCGCCTTGGCTGGAGCGCCGATGTATTCGGCACCGCAAATGATATCGGCAAAGTTGTATTCGGGATCACCTTCTCGGTCAGCGGCGTTAGTGCTGATGTTGTTCTCAGTGATGAAAGCGTTGTTGGTGATGGGATTGCAACTCCGCTAGGGCTTGCATCTTCAGCGGTATTAAATGCTGTCACAACAACCAACATCAATAACATTGATGTAACAGGCGTTGCAACAGTCGGAGCGATTGGGGACACAACCCAGCTCTTCGATGTATCCGTCTTCCCGACAGGGGTGGCGGCAAATGGTGAAACGCCCGAAACAACACAGACAACGATTGACGGTAGCACAGGTAACGATCTAGCCGGTGTATCAGCAGACGTTGTACTTAGTGATGAGACAGTCATCTTTGACTCGATTGCCGAAGTCACTGGCGTCTCCTCACTCGGCCTAACTGGTGTATTCACCGGAGGCTGGGGTCGCCTTGGCTGGGGTGATGACCCATGGGGACAGCTTGTCTCTGCGGGTAAGGTTCAGATCAGTAATCTTGCCGAGCCTGAAGGTGTTGCGGCATCTGGCTCTGTAGGCTCTGTATCATTCAGTATTCCAGAGGAAGTCAACCTTACAGGGGTTGAGTCTTCTGTAGACTCTGGATCTCCCACTGTTGTCGTTGACGCCGAAGTATATATCGTCGAGTCAGGCGGATGGGGAAGTGGAGATTGGAGCTCCAATATATGGGGCGGTGCAGGCGATAGCCTTGCCATCAACACTGATGTTGGTGATGTCACCAATACAGCAAGCGGTACTGCAACTGTTACGGGCGTCGAGGCTGTGTCTCCGCTCGGAGATGTTGAGGCGGTCCCTCAGACATTCATCAGCGTTACAGGCGTTCAGTCTGACGTTGATCAAGGTAGTATCGTCTTTAGCGAAGATGTCAGCTTGTCTGGCGTTGAAGCGGATGCTGTTCTCGGTGATACCGAGCAACACTTTGATGTTCAGGTCCCTGTTACAGGGGTCGATGCAACAGCTCAGGTTGGATCTGTGCAGGTCGGTGATGCGACAGCAGAAACTACCGGGGTATCAGCAACTCTTGATGCAGGCACTCTAGGAGCCACAGGGGACGCCGTAGTCCCAATTCAAGAAGGTTCCGGCTGGGGTCGTGACGCTTGGGGTGACGGCTCTTGGAGCCAACCCACAGGAGACCCGACACCTGCAATCTCTACTGAGGTTGGATCGGTTACCGCTTCGATACCGGGGTCAGTCACCCTTACGGGTGTTGAGTCGGTTGGATTTATTGGCGAAGTCACTCCCGCTAGACCGGGGTCGATATTCGTTACTGGCGTCGAAGCCGTTGCTGAAAATGGTACAATTAACCTGTACATACAGGTTGATGACAGCCAGACACCGAACTATCAAGAGGTTGATAGCAGTCAAACGCCTGCTTATACCCCTGTTGATTCCTCGCAGACAGCGAGTTATCAAGAGGTCAGTACAAGTCAGACGCCGAACTACACCGAGATCGATACATCTCAAACACCTGATTACGAAGAATTGGCGGCATAGAGGAACTTTAGATGCCAAGTACATATACTACCAACCTAGGTATTGAGAAGATCGCCACGGGCGAACAATCCGGAACGTGGGGCGTCACGACCAATACCAACTTTGATCTCATTGACCAAGCGGTCAACGGGATCGTCTCAGTCACACTAGCTTCTGCTGGAAGTTCTGGCTCGCCAAACGCGCTTGAGATTACAGACGGATCAGCTTCAGATGGCCGAAATAAATTCATTGAGTTTGTGGACGGAGGAGACCTAGGCGGAACTGCTTTCGTACAGCTCACCCCGAACGATGCAGAAAAGATTGTCATCATCCGCAACAGCTTGTCCGGTAGCCAAAGCCTCATCGTGTTTCAAGGCACCTACAGCGCTTCAAATGACTTTGAGGTAAGCAACGGCAAAGACGTTGTCCTGAAGTTTAGCGGGTCGGGTGCAGGCGCTACAGTGACGCAAGTGTTTGATGATCTCTTGATCACAGCGCTAAGCGCCACAACAGTGGCGGCCACAACAGGAAATATCACCACGGTCAATGCCACGACAGTTGACGCGACAAACGTTGAAGCAACAAATCTCAAGGCCAAGGATGGAACAACCGCAATCACAGTGGCTGACTCAACAGGTCAGGTCACAATTGCTGACGCAGTCCTAACAACGGCTGACATCAACGGTGGTAACATTGACGGTACCGCGATTGGGACAACATCACCAAGCACAGCAAACATCTCGACACTGTCTCTTGGTGGCGTTCAGGTAACAGCCAATGCAGGTGAGATCAATCAGCTTGACGGAATCACATCGACCGTACTTGAAAACAACGACATTGGTACGTCAGTCCTTGCATATGATGCAAACCTACAAGGGTTTGTAGATGCGCTGACATTGCCAACAACCGATGGGACAAACGGCCAAGTACTGACAACAAATGGTTCAGGAACTGTATCTTTCGCAAGCGCGAGCGGTGGTATTGCGGCGGTTGTCGATGATACAACTCCACAGCTTGGCGGGAACCTTGATGTCAACGGGCAGTCAATAACCTCAGCAAGCGCTGGAAATATTGCAATTACTCCAGACACAACCGGCTCAATCGTTCTTGATGGACAAAGCTGGCCTCAGGCGGATGGATCGGCAGATCAATATTTGAAAACGGATGGAGCTGGTCAGCTAAGCTATGGAGACGCGCTCGAGAACGTTTCAGAAGACACAACTCCACAGCTCGGCGGCAATCTCGATGTCAATGGTAACTACGTTGTTACAACATCGAATGCTGATTTGCAGGTTGCACCCAACGGTACGGGTAAGTTTGTTGTTCGCGGGGATACTAACTCTGCAAAGATTGTTCTCAACTGCGAGGTCAACACACACGGCGTTACAATCGCAAGCCCGCCACACAGTGCCGGGGCAACGTATGAGCTTGAGCTTCCTGATGCCGATGGCTCAAATGGTCAGGCTCTGGTGACTGACGGGAGCGGCAAGCTGTCGTTCTCAGATGCAGGTATTTCAACTGGTAAGGCCATCGCAATGGCCATTGTGTTTGGTTAAGAGGATTTAGTAATGGCCGCACCGAATATTGTAAACGTAACAACGATCACGGGTAAAACCGATCAAGTTAGCTTAACAACCACCAACGCAACTGCTGTTGTGTCAAACACCGTTGACTCAGGCAAGGTGTTTAAGATCAACAGCCTGATTGTGTCAAATGTGGATGGCACATCTGCCGCAGACATCACTGTGTCTGTGTACAGCGAAGACGACATTGGCGGTACGGCGACCGAGCTAGTCTCGACAGTCTCTGTCCCTGCTGATGCTTCCTTGGTTGTTATCGACAAGAGCACATCTCTGTACCTCGAAGAAAACATGTCAATCGGCGCAACTGCTGGTACAGCGAGCGACCTGAAGGTTGTTGTTTCATACGAAGAAATCTCGTAAGGGTAAGTTATGCCTCGTAAAGGTGGAGTGATCTCTGGAGGCTTCCAGCCTCTAAAGGCGCCAAATGCGCCCACAATTAGTTCGACAACAGCAGGCTATGAGTCTATTGACGTAGCCTTTTCTGCGCCAAGTGATACGGGCGCCGGAACTATCACGTCTTACACAGTGACATCACTTGACAGTACAGACGGCACACAGGCGGTTCAGTCGGTCGCTTCATCTCCTGCATCTTTCTCATACTCTGACGGCAACGAAAAGACATTTGCTATTCAGGCGTTCAGTGAGTATGGACCCGGAGGTTGGTCTGGATACGGGAATGCAACAAATCCCTTGACCGGATTAAATCTTTACGGTGTCGGTCAGAATGCTTATGGCCAACTCGGCGTTGGCGTAGCAGGGAATAAAACAACCGAAACTCGCGTTCTAACTGGCGATAATCTTGTTGCCGTAAAAAATGTTGCCGCCGGAAAAAATCCGGCAGGCGCGGCCATTAAAACAGACAACACACTTTTTACTTGGGGTCGCCCCCTATATGGAATGCTTGGAGACAACCAATCCGCCGCCAACGTGTCTTCCCCTACTCAAGTGGGAAGTCTAACGGACTGGGAACAGGTATCCATGGGAGCCAATCACTGCTCGGCAGTCAAGACTGACGGCACTTTGTGGGTATGGGGTCGCAATATCTATGGACAACTGGGTCTTGGTGACGTAATAGATCGCTCGTCCCCAGTCCAAGTGGGATCAGATACCGACTGGAAAAATGTGGTCTGTTCTGACAATTCTACATTTGCTATAAAGACAGATAATTCAACGTATTTTTTTGGCGGAGATCAGTTTGGTGCGTCGGCACAAAATGCCGCTTTGCAGAGCAGGTCTTCTCCAATACAAATCTCTGGGAAGCAATTCGCCACAATTCAATCAGACGATCAGGCTCAAAATGCTGTTGCAACAAACGGCACTCTCTGGAGCTGGGGGTCTGACAACAGCGGTATTTTAGGCCTAAATACAAACGGGATACACAGAAGTTCTCCAGTGCAGGTAGGCGCACTAACAAACTGGTCAACAGATTTCGCAAAAAATGCCATGAACTCTCAGGCCGGTCTTTCTGATGCATTTGCAGTCCTGAACACAAACGACGAGGTTTACGTTTTCGGACGTGGTATTAACGGCCAGTTAGGCACTGGCGACACCGCAAATAAATCATCCCCCGTTCAGCTCGCCGGGAGCTATAGGGCCGCAGGATTTACCTATTACATTCTAAACCTCATAAAGACGGACGGCACATGGTATCAAGCTGGCTCCGCTAGTTCAGGGGCTCACGCTTTCTCGCAGACAACCAATCAATCCTCTCCGGTGCAGGTCGGCTCTGATACAACCTATCATTCAGTGGCGACAACTGGTGATGAAGGGCAAATAGTGTTTAAGGAATCATAATGCCGAGATATTCAGGTAAATGGAATCTTACTGAACAGATGCAGGCTACTGCGGCAGGCACTTGGACGGGCTTGCCTCTTACTCAGCTTTATACCATTAATGTTAATGCGGGCGACAGCGGTCAAACCACACCCGACACCACCTTGAGGCTAACACAGCAGGATAAAGCCTATGCGAGATTGTGGATACGCACCGCTTCTGACATGCTAGGTGTCACTGAAGACGATGAGTTATTTGGCTGGGGCGGTAATGGCGGTTACATCAACAACACCGCAGTAGCTACTAACTCTCCGGTTCAAGTAACAAGCGGCTCAGGTGTCTTCCCTGCCGCAGGGGTCCAAGGACCATCAAATACTAGTGGATTTGCGGCGCCAGATTCAGATGGAAGGCTCTGGGTAACAGGGGTTAATAACTATGGAATGCTCGCTATTGGTAACCAAATCAACAAATCATCCCCAGTTCAAGTAGGGTCGTTGACTAATTGGGCAAAAGCTGGCTATGGCGGGTCAGACAACAATTCATCATTTATTAAGACAGACGGCACGTTATGGACAGCAGGAGATGCTACCGCCGGTCGGCTTGGAGACAACCAAGCAACAGTACACAGATCATCTCCGGTTCAAATCGGATCCGGCACTGACTGGGCTAACCTGAATCAAATGACTAGGTACAGTACTGCTCCGGGGTTTGCGATAAAAACAAATGGAACCCTATGGTATTGGGGGTCCGCTTACTATGGCGCGGGTGGAAATGATCAAGGTTTTAACGTTTTTCGATCATCTCCTGTTCAGGTTGGATCTGACTCCGACTGGGCTGAAGTTTATGCTAGCGGCCCAAGTGTTCTCGCGCTAAAAACAAACGGTACTTTATGGGCTTGGGGTCAAAACGACAGAGGTGAGCTAGGCCTTAATGTAAGCGTTGCAGTTTCCTCTCCAACACAGGTAGGCGCCTTGACTAACTGGGCTGGAGCACACATGGGACAGACTACAGCTTACGCATGGAAAACCAACGGGGAGCTGTACGGAATGGGCCGGGGAAACTATGGAGAGTTTGGCGACGGCACCACTACTCCGAACAGATCATCTCCAGTTCAAGTTGCCGCAGGCACTTTGACAGGTGTAACATGGGCCGCAACTAGTCGCGGAGGATTAATTGTAAATGTTGGATCAACGTAAGCATCCTTTAGACGTAGCTTTACAACATTGCATCAACGGAGATCCGGACAAGTCCGAAGAAATTCTACGCACAATGCCGGAGGACCCAAGGGCTCTATTCAACCTTGGGTGGCATGATATGCGTCATGGCCTTTTGAACAAAGGCTTTGAAGGGATGAACATTGGCAGGCAGATCGAAGTGTTTGGAAACAAACACCTACCGGGAGCAATCCCCCGCCCGAACGAAGACATCTCGGGCAAGCATGTCATACTAAAATGTGAAGGCGGTTTTGGTGACGAGATTATCAACTTCCGCTTTGCAAAGAATTACAGGGACCGTGGTGCGATAGTCACCGTTGCGGCACATTCAGCACTTGTTCCGTTGTTTGCCAGAGAGGGTTATACAACGGCAGTGATACAAGCTGTTGAGAACATGGGTGTGTATTACGACTACTGGGTACCAGCTATGTCGGCGGCTTACTGCTTGGGCATGGAGTTTGATGACCTTGACGGAAGTCCATACCTGACAAAGCCCGAAGTAAAGAAGGGCGACAAGTTCAGAGTAGGACTCAAGTGGTCAGGCAACCCACAGTTCGAGCACGAACAACACAGAGTCTTTCCGCACGAACAACTGTTCGATGCAGTCAAAGGACACGACATAGAGTACGTCTCTCTACAAAGAGACGAGGGGTCTGAGTTCAGGCCAGACTGGGTCAAAAAAGTGCATTTGCACCAATGGACCGACACAGTCAACGAGATTGCGAAGTGTGACCTAGTCATCACTTCCTGCACATCCATCGCGCATTGTTCTGCGGCTTTGGGTGTTGAGACGTGGATAGTCGTCCCCATCATGCCCTATTATGTATGGGCTTTACCGGGCGACAAATCTCCATGGTATGATTCTGTCAAGTTATTCCGACAGGAAAAGTATGGTGAGTGGGACGCTCCATTCAACAATGTTAAGGCTGAATTGAACGAGGTGATTTCAAATGCCAACAACGAAAACTGGGTACTGGGTCCAAGTCAAAGACGGACAAGTGAAGCAGGTCTGGGACTACGAACCGCCTGCTGAAAAGAAAGCCTCTGAAGGTGGCTGGGTTGAAGCTGTAGAGATTCATCCAGACATCACAGATGGTCGTGAAGTTTATGACGGGCACTCATTTGATGTGAACGCAACGCCAGTAGAGATTATCTGGGCGAAGCGCACACTGACAATCGATGAGCGCAAAGGCGTTCTCAAGGGTCACGCTCGCGCAGTAATGAATGAAGCTGTTCGTGAAGAAACTGATAAAGAGTTGGATGAAGATCCAAATACAGTGGCTGATCTTGACGCAATTACTGCGGCCCGAACTACATATCAGAACGCATGCACAGCCATTGATGCACTGACTACACACGCAGAAATCGATGCTTACGGAGAATAAGCCATGTCCGAAAGATATCCCGGGGGAATCATCTCCAAGACACCGCCCACGATCACTGGTCCTACAGGCGGCGAGGGTGGGTCTGCATCCGGGATGTGGAACCTAACAGATGTTCTTGAGAACGAGAAAGCAGGGACTTGGCCGAAAAAAACACTAACGAGAAATATGTTTGTAATCGGCGGAAGCTTGCAAGGAGCCCTTGGCTTAAATGATGTGATCTCAAGGTCTTCTCCTGTTCAGATAGGATCGTCCTCTGACAAATACGAGCTCGGCTTTGCCGCATCAGATGTGCAATATCTTATAAAAAACACCGGTCAATTGTACTCAATGGGAACCAATGTAGCAGGTGAACTTGGGCTTAATGACAGAGTAGATCGTTCCTCACCAACCCAAATTGGGTCTTTAACGGACTGGGGGACCAGTAGCTCATCTTTTGGCGGAGGCCAAGGGCATTGCTTAGCAATCAAGACTGACGGGTCGTTGTGGTCTTGGGGGAATGGAGGCGATGGAAGATTAGGGCATAACGATAATAACGTTGCAAGGTCTTCGCCGGTACAGGTTGGTTCTTTAACGACTTGGTCTCAGGTGTACGGTAGTCGCCTCAATTCCTTTGCCCTTAAAACTGATGGAACCATTTGGGCTTGGGGGGCCAATACTAGCGGACAACTTGGCCAAGGAAACACCACGTCATATTCGTCCCCAGTCCAAGTAGGTTCGGATACCGACTGGGCCTTTATCGGGGGGAATGCCCAGTACAACGGATACGCAGTAAAGACAAGCGGGGAGCTGTACACTTGGGGGTTTGGGCTCTATGGAAACAATGGTCTAAACAATACAAATAACTACTACACCCCACAGCAGGTAGGATCTCTGACTAACTGGTCAAAAGCAGTTGGAACACATAGCTCTGTAGTCGCTATAAAAACAGACGGAACGCTTTGGGGGTGGGGTAGAAACCTTGGCGAAATCGGGAATAATGATGCAGTGAGTTATTCATCTCCGATTCAGATAGGTACAGATACGGATTGGTCTGATCTAGCACTTTTGGGTTATGGTCAGTGTTGGATTGCCATCAAGTCAGATGGAAGTGCTTATGGGTGTGGCTTCCAAACTAATGATGGCAACCTCGGACAAGAAGACCAAATCACCTACTCCTCCCCAGTTCAAATTGGAGCAGGAACTACTTGGACAAAAGCAAGCGTTAGCCGGTCCAATACAACACTACTGCAAAAGATATAAAGTTGAAGCTGTTTAACGCATACGATCTTTCTGTTGACAAGGCTTACATAATACGAGTCAGCGGACATGAAGAAGGCGAACAGAAGGCTCTCAGATGCTCTCAGTCCTGCGATCAAGTCGGGATGCCATGGGAGTACTGGGACGCCTATAACGGCCTGTCAGGCGAGCTTGTATACCCTGATCATCACGGCGGCATGATGGACATGCTGAAGGTAACGGATCATTACATGACCCGGGGTGAGGTTGCCTGCGCTATGTCGCACATTAGCCTTTGGCAGAAATGTGCACTGGAAGACAAGCCGCTTGTGATACTTGAGCATGACGCTGTTATGGTTCAGCCATACAGACAGCACAGTGTGTACAACTCGATCTGCTATCTTGGCGGACACGAACAGGTCAATCAGGGATGGCAAGTATTGCCAACTCCGCCCCACGCAAGTGAGGGCCCGAACTACCACTTCATCTGTAGAGCACATGCATACGCCATTGATCCGGCGGTAGCCCGAAACCTAATATCACACGTTATCAAGTTTGGTATCTGTGCCCCCTTGGACATCATGATCCGAGCAGACATCTTTCCTATTCATCAGATGGGCATATACGCCTACAACGAATGGGACGGAGACAAGACCAATACGACCATCCTCGGTCGCCCACTAGAGGGTCGCTCAACGACCCGGAATGACGATCTTTCGATCTGATTGATACCCCTAGTGGTATCATAGAGCTAGCTATTATCACGTTTTCAGGGACCACGCATGGCGTTATCCAAAGTACAACTACGCCCCGGCATCAATAAAGAATTGACATCGTATGCCAACGAGGGCGGATGGTTCGACGGCGACAAGGTGCGCTTCAGGAAAGGTGTGCCTGAAAAGATTGGTGGCTGGGAGAAGTTAAACAGCAACACATTCCAAGGAACCTGTCGGGCGATTCACCCGTGGATTGCATTGGACGGCACGGAATATTTCGGTGTCGGAACAAACCTCAAGTACTACGTCCTAGAGGGGATTGACTACAACGACATCACCCCGATCAGGACCACTATTGAAAGCCCAACCACAGACAATTGCTTTGACACGGTCAGCGGCTCAACGACTGTTACCGTCAACATTACCAATCATGGCGCGAATGACAATGACTTCGTCATCTTCAGTGGAGCTACCGCTGTAGGCGGTGTAGCCGCAGATGATTTGAACACAGAGTTCCAAGTCACGCTCATTGACGCTAACTCGTTTGAGATTACAGTTGCCAATGCGGCAACATCCACCGCGACAGGCGGCGGCACAGGGATCTCAGCGGAGTTCCAGATTGCTGTTGGTCTTGACACCACTATCTTCGGCACAGGCTGGGGCGTTGGCGTATATGGCCGGAGCGAATGGTCATCAAATGCAGACATTCGAGATGCCTCAGGTGCAAACATTCTGCGTATCTGGTCTCATGATAATTTTGGTGAAGACATTATTATCAATGTCCGTGATGCGGGCATTTACTACTGGGACACTAGCGCTCAGTCAGGCTCTCCGTTTGGACGGGCTGTAGCCCTCTCAGACCGAGCAGGAGCTGACGCAACCACCCCGACAGTGGCAACTAAGGTCCTTGTATCGGACCGAGACAGACATGTTATCTTGTTTGGCACAGACCCAGTTGACAACATTGGGACGCAGGACAGGCTACTGATCCGCTTCTGCTCATCGGAAGATCCAACAAAGTGGAACCCCGAAGCAACCAACACAGCGGGTAGCTTACGCTTATCCAAGGGCTCAGAGATCGTAACCGCTGTCGAAACACGACAGCAGATCCTAGTGTGGACCGACATATCACTGCACTCAATGCAGTTCCTCGGACCTCCGTTCACCTTTGGTATCCAACAGCTATCTGCCAACACCACAATCATTAGCCCGAACTCACCAGTGCCTGCGGGCGATGTTGTTTATTGGATGGGTATCGAGAACTTCTATGTGTTCGATGGTCAGGTCAAGCCGTTGCCATGCGATGTGAAGTCCTATGTCTTTGACGACTTCAACAAGAATCAGCGCGAGAAGGTGTTCGGCGTACTGAACTCATCATTCGGAGAAGTGTGGTGGTTCTATCCCTCAGAGGGTGACGACCCAGATAATCCGAACGAAGACATTGATCGCTATGTGGTCTACAACTATCTCGAGAACATCTGGTACATCGGGACGCTGTCAAGAACAGCGGCGATTGACCGAGGCGTTGACCTGTTCCCGATTGCGGCAGGAGGTCAGTACCTCTATCTGCATGAGCGCGGCAATGATGATGACGGTTCAGCAATGACCTCGTACATCGAGTCTAGTCAGATCGACATTGAAGATGGAGATCATTTTGCCTTTATATCAAGGGTGATTCCTGACCTGACATTCACAGGCTCTGCCGCAGAAAGCCCGAAGGCAGACTTCACCGTGAAGGTGAGGAGATTCCCCGGCGCGAATTACGACAACTCAAACTCCAATGAAGTGGTCAGATCATCGACTACCCCAGTGGAGCAGTTTACAAACCAAGTATATACAAGACTGCGCGGCAGATCGTTTGCCTTGCGTGTCGAATCAGATGAGTCAGGTGTGCAATGGAGACTGGGTGCACCGAGGCTTGACATCCGCAGAGACGGGAGAAAGTAGTGAGCTCTCGTGTTCTTGCGCTACCGCAGTTTCCGGTACCACCGGGAGAGTACAGCCAGAGCTACATGGCCGAGATTGTTCGACAATTCACGGTGTACTTGGCACAACAACAAAACCCGGGAGACGCTCGCTTCACCCAGATTGTATTAACCAACCTTCAAGATAACGATAACGGATTAGCTGAGGGCTCTGTATACAAGCATGGTGGGGTTTTAAGGATTACGGAACTGCACACTAGTGCTCCTTCCGGTATCGCCGCTTCAGCGGCTTTAGGATCAGTTACAGTGAGCGTTTAACGATGGCCGAAATAGATAGAGAGCTTGGGGAACTGTCAGCACGACTAAGAACACTTGAGCGTGAGATGGGGGAGATCCGCGATGACATCAAGTGGATGAGGGATCAGGTCCAACAGACCAAGGGCGGGTGGAAAACACTTGCGTTTTTGATATCCGCATCAGGGATTCTTGGTGCAATAGCAACTCTTGTTACACAACACATGTGGTTTAAATAGTGCATTTGCACATTTCGTGAGGGGAAAGCCGTGATTCTTGAAGCCATGGCCGCAATCAAGATTGCTAATGAAGCCATTGGTGCAATCAAAGAGTTCGCGGGACATGTCCAATCTGTTGGGCAAATGGGGACACACCTCACTAAGCTTGCTGATGCCAAGGAAGACCTTGAGAAGCGAGCGAAAGAAGGGGACATGAATTGCTTCTTTGAGCTCGAAAACATCCGGACCAAAGAGGCCGAAATAAAAAATTTATTTATCTATGCAGGACGCCCCGGGCTGTGGGATGACTACCAGAAATTTATAGCCAACAGGAAACAGTTGAGGGAAAATGAACGTAAGCGTATCGCACAAGCCAAAGCCCGTAAGAAAAGGCTCATTAAGGAATGGACTCTTGGCATTGTTATTGCCCTTGCCACCCTTTCTGCTGTTGGGATATGCGCTTACTTCTTATATTGGCTGATATCAACTAAAGGCGGATAGCAAGGAAATGCATAGGAATACTATGCAAAACCGACAGGAGACGAACCCATGAAAGTTTACCTCGGTAAGTATCCAAGGCGAATCCTTGGCGTGATGACCAAGCAGATTGAGTATGTGAAGATTGATCCTTGGGACACATGGTCAATGGACCACACCCTTGCGTCAATCATCCTGCCGATGCTGAAGCAACTCAAAGAAACAAAACATGGCGCCCCTCTTGTAGACATGGAGGATCGTCCAGAAGACTTGCGGGCGGATAAGCCCGCTGATCACAACACGGACGAGTTTCACTTCCAAGCTTGGGATTGGGCCTTGGATGAGATGATCTATGCCTTTGACTGCAAGGCAAACAAGGACGATGTATGGTTTCGCATCGACTCCAGAGAGGAGATTGATGCTGAGCAGAATCGGATATCCAATGGGTTTCGGTTGTTCGGAAAGTATTACGAAGCCCTGTGGGACTAAAGAGAGCAAGCTATGTGGATGTTATTCGCTATTGTCATTACCGCTAACGGATACGGCACAATGCCCCAAGGTCCGTTCGCAACAATGGCTGAGTGCTTTGAGGCCCGTGAGTATTTTATAGCGACAGCACCAAAGCCGAAGATTAACTACGACGCTATCTGCATACAAACAAATGTGACAGGTGATTCTACATGATTGGGATTCTATCCAAGATACTTGGCTCGGGCGATGTCATCAAGAAAGGCATGGAGCTGATTGATGATATGCATACAAGCACTGAAGAAGAGATTGCTCAAAAGTCGAAAGCGAAAATTGACTTGATGAATGCGTATGCTCCCTTCAAGATAGCCCAGCGTTACATCGCTTTGATGTTTACAGCAGTGTTCCTCAGCATGTTTGTCCTTGTGCTTGCGATGACTCTCGCGGGTGAAGGCGACATTGACGCAATCAAGCAGATCATCGGTGACTTCTGGATAGGTGAGATCATGTTGATGATCGTGGGATTTTATTTCGGCGGAGGCTTGGTCGATTCCGTCGGTTCTGCGAAGAACAAGAAGTGAATAAGTCTCAATAAGTGCAATTGAACTTTTTTGTTTATCTCCTTGAATTATATGGTATGTTAAGTAAACGCACCAAAAAGGAGACGCTTTGTGGGACGACCAAAAAAGGAACCCTTGGTTGACTTTGACAAGACTGCACCGAAGAAGACCGTTTACTTAAAGCCAGTTTACAAAAATTATCCCCGCCCGAAGAAATCACACAAACCAATTAGAGTCCTTGCCATAGGAGATTCACACGACAGTGTGGAGCTCAAGGACAAGTCTCGGTTCTATGCGATGGGCAGGTACGCAAAAGAGAACAACGTGGACCGCATTGTCCAGATCGGTGACTTCTCTTCAATGGACAGCATGTCTTTCCATGAGCCAAACTGGACCAAGAAGGGACAGGCTAAACCTTCCTTCCAAGAGGAAATCGTCTCCTTCTTCGAAGCACTCTCCGCGTTCGATAAAGGCCTCGGAGGACACAAAGCAACTAAGCACGTCACCCTCGGAAATCACGAAGACCGAATCGGAAGATTCGTCAATGAACACCCCGAACTCGCTGAGCTCTTGTATGAAAAGGTCTATGAGCTCTTGACTGACTTCGGATGGGACTACTCTAAATTCGGAGAGTTCCACTTCATTGGTGACGTTGCGTTTACGCATGTTCCTCTTAATACAATGGGCAAGCCTTACGGCGGAAAGACTTCTGAAAACCAAATTGGTAATGACAGTCTACATGATATCGTCTACGGGCATACCCATAAGGCTGTCGTCAAGCATATCCCAAAGATTGGTCACGAGTATGTGACTGTGATCAATTTGGGGTGTTCGTTACCGCCCGGATACGTTGAAGATTATGCCAAGCATAGCGTGACGGGTTGGAGTTATGGGGTCTACGACCTGACCATCCGAGATGGTAAAATAAAAGAGCACTCATGGGTATCAATGGAGACCCTCTTAAAGGATTATACATGAGGAATATCGATCTAATAGTGGTGCACTGCTCCGCTACACCGGAGGGACGAGATGTCTCGACAGAAGAGATACGACAATGGCACCTCGACAGGGGTTGGTCTGACATTGGCTACCATTTTGTTGTCGAACTCGACGGGACCGTGTATGACGGGCGTCCAGTTGAACTCTCTGGTGCGCACGCTAAAGGCCACAACGCAAGCTCAATCGGAGTCTGCTATGTGGGAGGAACAGATGATGATCTCGAAGCGAAAGACACTCGCACAGAAGAACAAAAAGAGGCCCTTATTGAGCTTCTTACAAAGCTCAAAGCAGATTACCCCGGCTGTGAAGTCGTAGGACATAGAGACATTTCTGACAAAGAGTGTCCGTCTTTTGACGCGACCGAAGAATACAAGGACTTGTAATGGCGTTTTTTGATGAGCTTGAGAAGCTTGCACCAACGATTGGTTCAATTGGAGGATTCATGGTTGGCGGCCCGATGGGTGGCGCGATTGGATCCGGTCTTGGCTCATTAGCCGCAGGGCAAGGTCTTGAGAGAGCAATTACAACAGGCTTAACAGCCTATGCCTCAGGTGCCGCTATGGGCGCTTTGGGAGGAAAGGTTGGATCTGCCGGGGTTCCTCAGTCAGCCATCGATGCGCAAAGTGCGGCGGCGGCAGGAAACATGCAGGCCGCTCAGGCCGCTGGTCAATCTGCCGGAGGCATCAAGGGAGCACTTCAGGCAGGAGCCAATAAGACAGCAAGCGCTCTTAATGTCACCCCAAATCTCGCAGGAGCTGGCCGGGTTTATGGGTCAACAGTTGGTGCTCAAGCGGCAAACCCTGAGCTACTAGCCAACCCATACAAAACTCCAGCACTTCAGGATCGTGGGTACGGTAACAGACTAGCACCGCCCTCAAGACGCCGCCGCCCATTGTATGCTCAGGCAGGCGGAATTATGTCCATGGTCCCAGAAGAATTAAACGACAAAGAATTAGTTTCTGCGGCAATCGCTTCCCTCAAGGGAGAGATGCCTCAGGAGCAAGCAGTACAAGTGTTGTCACGATTTGCTTCTCGATTCGGGCGTGATGCTCTCATCGATCTTGCTGAGCAGATGCAGTCAGGGGTCATCGCTCAGAATGCCGGCAAGGCTGAGGGCATGATTCGTGGAGCAGGTGATGGCATGGACGACCTAGTCCCAGCCAAGCTTGGCGAAGATCAAGATGTACTGTTATCAGAGAATGAGTATGTCGTTCCCGCTGATGTCTTGAGCGGGATAGGCAACGGATCATCAGATGCAGGGGCCCGAAAGATGGACCGCCTCCTTGATGATGTAAGAAAAGAAAGAACAGGAACAACAAAGCAAGCGCCTCAGATCGACGCAGACGAGATGCTCGCTAAAATGTTTGCATGATATTCACAGTAATTCCTCGGGAACATATCCCGATGGAGTGGCCAAGAGTAGAGCCTTTGCTCAAGAAGGCCACAGAGACAAGGGATGGCCAGTACCATCCCTTTGACATATTTGACAAGTTGGTCGATGGAGACCTTCAGTTATGGGGTATATTTAGTGATGAGAAGGAACTCATTGCTGTCCTCACAACACGAGTATGTCAGTACCGCAATTCACGAGCACTCTCCATTGATTGGGTAGGCGGCTCGCAAATGAAGGCTTGGCTACCTCAGGTGTTAGAAACCCTGAAGAGTTTCGCCATACACAACGGATGTTCAAGCCTCGAAGGCCGAGGCAGATCAGGCTGGGTCAGAGCTCTCAAGAAATTTGGATGGGAGCAAGACTACATTGCCATCAAAATGGAGTTGAAGGATGAGTAAGGGCGGCGGAGATTCAGGTACATCGGTGGTCATTCCAGACGTTCCCGATTACGCTCAGCAATATGTACAGAATATTTTGGCCACAGGCGAAGATGAATTCATTCGTCCTTATGTGCAGTACGGCGGACCACGCATTGCCGAAGTATCCCCTCAGCGCCTCATGGCACAAGAAGCTGTCGAACAATATGCGACAGAAGGCTCTCCTGTTTACAGCGAAGCGCTTGACCTGACCCGGGGCTTGATACGAGAACAACAACAGCCGAGTGTGTTTGGTTCTACTGAGGCGGAGGCATACATGTCTCCGTACTTTGAGTCAGTGATCGACCGATCTAAACAAGCGGCTATCGAAGATTTCCAGAAACAAAAAGCATCCCGTGATGCGGCGGCTATTCAAGCAGGGGCATTCGGCGGATCAAGACAGGCTGTTGCAGAAGCGCAGGCTGAGTCAGGGCTGTTGTCAAGACTGTCAAACCTAGAGGCCACAGGCCGACAGCAGGCTTTTGAAGCGGCATCAACTCAGTTCGAGCGTGATCGTCAAGCTGAGCAAGCGGCTCGTGCGGCACAGGCACAAGGCATTGGACAGCTCTCAGGACTTGGTAGTTCGGCTGAGCAATCATTGCTTGGTCGGATTGGCGCCTTGCAAGAGGTTGGTCAGGCTGAGGAATTACGCAGACAGCTCGCCCTCGATCAGGCATACCAAGAATTCCAGCGCCAACAGGCATTCCCAGAACAACAACTTGCTAAGTTCTCCGACTTAATCCGAGGAGTGCCTAGCCGAGAAGTAAGCACAGCGGAACCAAATATCGCACAGCAGTTGCTTGGTCTTGGTATCTCAGGTGTGTCATTGGCAGGCGCCGTCAATCAGCTTAATCAAGGTGGTGGTCAAGGATGAACATCCTCCAACAACAAGAAGCCCTGAAGGATATGAGCGAGTCTCAACTCGTTCAAGAAGCTAAGCGTCCATCAGGCTCCGTCCCTTCATACATGATTCTCTCTGAGCTGAACCGACGCAAGGATATGCGTCAGCGCTACCAGCTCAATCAGACCAAGCCAACCGCCACTGTTGCCGAAGAGGTGATTACTCAGACAGAGCAGGGCCTTGGCTCAATGATGCCACGCCGTCAGCCACAGCAAATGGCCGCTCGCCCACAGATGCCAATGCAACAAAGTGCAATTGCACAAAATCAACCTATGCGTATGCAAGGTGGTGGCAAGTTAAGCATTGGCGGCATGTCTATTGAAGACATCATGAAAAAGATCAAGTCTGGTGAAATGAAGGTTCCAAGGGGAGACTCCGTCTACGAAGAGATGGACGGCCCAGACAAAGTAAGCACTATGATCGGCTACAATCCAGCAGGGGAAGGCGATGATGCTTCAGTTTATGAGGTGATAAGGGATATACTTTTGAAGCCTCATCCGCTTGAAGAAGACACGAACAAAATTAGCTCCATGACTGAAGTTATCAGCATGAACAATGGCGGCGTTATCAGGATGCAGGCGGGTGGTGATCCGTCAGCGCTGTCTGATGAGCAGTTACGCCAAGCTATCGCGGCAATACAATCTGCCGGCGCTGTGACGGCGATCCAACAAGATAACCTGCTACGTCTCCAAGATGAGCTTGATGTCAGGAACCAAATAACACAGAACATAATGGCGAGTAACGCACAGGCAAACCAAGAACGCAGAGCGGCACTCGAAGGATTCATTGATGACCCGATTGGCTCTATTGGAAACGCTTTGGCCGGCAATCCAAACCTCCGAGCACCAAGTCTGCGTGAAACATCCCTTGCCAGAAAGCAACTTCAAGCAGAGCAATCAGCCGCACTAGCTCAGGGTATGGAAGAGGGTCGAGTAGGATCCACAGATCCAAATCCTCTGGGGACTCAGGCCGAACTAGAGCAGGGGATTGCTCAGATCCTAGAGACAGATCCGTCTTTAGACGGCGGTATCATGCAAGATCCGGGAATGGTTCAGCCGTATCCCGGAGCGCCTACTATGATCGCCGGACAGCGTGCACCTAACCTTAGGACCGAAGTCCCAGCAGTTTTTGATGATGCCGATGTACCCACTATGTCAGTACCTGATGAGATCGTTGCAGATATTGACATACAAGTACCTGATCCAGACCCAATTGATGAAGCTCAACTCTATGCAGACGCATTTGCAGACGATCCGGCTCCCGTCACAAAGACACAAGAAAGTGGTGGCCTTGGCGGATTGCCGTTGCCGTTGCTGTTAGAAGCCGCTCGCTTTGGTGCAGATCTTGCAGACCGGGGGACACGCGGTGAGAACTTCCTAGGGTCTGTTGCTGGTGCAGGCAAGACCAGTATTGATAGGGGCCTCAAGTCTGTCGAGCGCCAGATGAAGCAACAGCAGTTGCAAAATATTGCTAACATCAAAAATCAGCGTGAGCGGGAGAACATTGTATTTAGGGAGCAGGTCAAAAGCTTATTCAAAGACCCTGATAACCCTACGGTGTCCGAGCTTAACACGGTAGTCACTTCTTTGAATGACCAGCTACTTAACCCTGAGCTTGACGAGCTATCAAAAGATCGGATCAAGAATCAGATATCAGAGTTGCGCCGCATGATGCAGTCACGAGTTGGGCTTGCGCAAGGGCCAACGCAGAACCTTTCGACAGAAGCGCAAGCAATAATAAACCAACGCACTCAACCTGCGAGCTAACATGGCCAGAGAATTTGACCTAAGCATGGTCCCAACGCCGCTCCTTGAGCGGATTGTTGAAGTTGGTGGCGATCCTCTTAACCTTACAAGTGGAGAGTACGATCAGCTTATCGCCTCTCAGGAAGAGCTCAGTCCTTTTGGCGCGGGTTTAGAGCAGGCAGAGGCGTCCTTATCGACAGCCTTTGCGGCGGGTGCTAAAGAGCTTGGTTTCGATGAAGCCGCAGAGGCAGGATTGCGTGCGGCAGAAGCGGCTCGATCAGAAGCGCGGCGTAGATACCGGCCCGAAGTACCATCAATCATTGATAAGTTCTCAGAAGAAGGTGTCCTCAGCGGGATATCCGCCCTCCCACAGTATGCGTATGAACAACTTCTTTTCTCAACCCCACAGCTAGGTGCGCAGTTAGGCGCGGGTATTGCCGGAACACTTCTTGGCGGACCTGTTGCTGGTGCGGGCGCCGCAATTGGTGTGGGCACCCCGTTCTTTGCAGGGCAAAACATTCAGCGCCAGATGGAAGACACAGGCGCGGCACTTGAAGATGTTGATACCGGAAGAGCTGTTATTACAGGCGTTGGGCAATCGGCTCTTGATGCAGTAATCGGTCGGTACTTAGGCATCTTTGGGAAAACCAGAAGTGCGGACGAGTTAGCTAAGGTTGCAAACAGAGGCATCACTAATAGAGTAGCAAGGGCTGGAGCTAAAGGTGCTTTGGTCGAGGCTCCTACAGAGGCATTACAGCAAGTCCTTGAAGTTGCTCAAGCTAACCCAGATGCATTTTTTGACAGGGTTCAAAATGACCCTGCGATTCGCAAAGAGTTCTATGAGTCCCTCATTGCAGGTGGATTGGTAGGTGGGGTGATCACCGCCCCAACGGGAATCATCAAGCCTGCTGACCCCACTGTCGCAATCAATGAAGATCTCCAAGCTCATTTCCGTGAGGAGGGTGAAGAGACCGCGAGAATGAATCAGTTCGCTGAGGCTTTCGAAAGAGCAGAGTCTGAGCGTGCAGACCTAGACAGATCTGTTTTCGCCGGAGATCAAAAGCTCCGCTACCAAGAAGCTTTGATGACTCAAGGCGCAGACCCATTGACCTCCGAGCAGGCGATCATCGATGATAATCAAGCCGTTGCCGCAGGCATGGAAGTTGCCCCTCGAACTATTGAGGGAGAGCTTCTTGATCCAGAAGATCCGGGGACTTTACCCCCTACTCAAACAAGACCTGCCTTAGAGAATGTGATTGAGGGCGAGGTTGTCACTCCTCGCATAACCAGATCAGGCATTATATTTGGTGAAGCCCCAGAGGTTGAGCCCGGAACAATCAATGTTCCCCCAGAGGGGCCAGATCAGGTACAGCGTAGACTAGGTGCAGATGAAAAGCCGCGCATCGGTCAAGACGATGTAGTCTATGGTGAGGCCCCAGAAGGCCGAGCCCGTCCCTCCGAAACAATACAAGTCACCCCAGAAGGTGAAGCCCGAACAACTCCGCAGATCAGACAGCCGTCCATTGACTTGGCTGTTGACCCATTCTCAGACGCAGAAGTCAACCGACTATTCGACATGCTGACTACGCAGGAGACTGCGAACAATACATCAGCCGCATCAAGAACACGCAAGCGCTTAGTTGACCGCCTCAAGGTAATCGGCCTTGGTGACCAGCGCATCTCTGCAATCCTAGCAACGACTCCAAGTCAGCGAGGTCAAACACGACTCTTTTCCAAGAAGGTTGCCGGTCAGAAAGCGGAAGCTGTCAGAGAACTAGCCAAGCGGGCCGTCACACTCCCTCAGCTTGCTGAGTTCAGAACAAAGCTGAACAAGGTATCAGCGGCGCTTAGCTCAGCACTCAAAGGCATGGGCCTTAGTGATGTCGCTCTTCGCCTTGACCAAGTTGTCAGGGATCCAAAGACAGGCGAGATGGTAGAGGGTGTCACTGAGTCAAGTGATGCAGGCAATGTACTGATCGCCTTATCAACACAAATATACGACCCAGCACTGACAGAGGAACAACTGACTGCGCGTGTTCGTGAGGTCATGAATCATGAGGTGATTCACGCACTGCGCAACCTTGGTGTACTGACTAATGCTGAGTATCGGTCTCTTGTCAAGGCCGCGAAAGATCAGAAGTATGTAGATCGTAATGGCAAAGAGCGCCTGTTTACTTACTTCGACCGCGCCAAGCAAATGTACAAAGATGATGACCTTGTCATTCAGGAAGAGGAGGCTGTTGCCGAGCTGTTCCGTGACTGGGCCGCAGGACGCAAGAAGATCTCCGGCAAGCCAGTCAGCCTGTTCAAGAAGATCATCAACTTCTTCAAGCGTCTTGGTGGCGCGATGTCAGACAACGACATCAATTCACCAGAGCAAATCTTTGAAGGCATTATGTCTGGAAGGATCGGCGCTCGTGAGCGGGGGGCTCCTGCTAATCGAATGCAGATGTTCTCCCGTGCGGCCCAAGGTGGACAGCCCGCGTTCTACAGCGCGACAGACCGTCAGATAGAGCAGTTAGTTGATTACTACAGCTACCCACTTGGAACGATTGCCTACGCTGTTCGAATGCCTGTCGAAGATTTCATGACGCTTGCTTATGGGGTCGGACCTGTCAGCAAGGGGGATAGGGTTCGTGTCGCGAAAGAATTCCTAGAGGACATGCCTGCTAACGATTTATCTAGTATGGCTCTTGAGAAAACAGGCTCATCGACTAGGTTCGAAAGAGAGCTGAGGAGAGAGCGCGGCCAAGTAGCTTCTGACGAACAGTTCGCAAGATTTGATCCAGACAAGGTTGACGCTCAAAATTATATGGGCATCCCGATGATTGAGATATCTCTGGACGAAGAGTCTGGAGAGATGAAGGTTATTGGCCACGAAGGCAGGCACCGCACCGCGCTAGCCACCATAGATGGAGCGACTACGGTCCCGGTTCAGGTGCGCTACAAAGAGTTTTACTCAGAGTATGACCGCAAGAGACTGTTCGGCGAAATACCAAAGGACCAGAAATTTAATTACAAGGAGTTTGCGAAGGGCAGGAATGTTTTACAGCAGTACTTCAACGCCAAGTATTTGACTGGGCCA